AATTATTGACTGTTTACTCCTCAAAATATAGGACACCCTAAAAAGCCCATAGAGATAAACTCCATGAGCTTCTTAGTTTACTTTCCGTCCATATCCAACGCTATGTAGCAAGGACAATTCCAGTAGTAGCCGCAGCAGAAATCTGCTTTAAAATCATTTTTGGCAGCACCACTTTTGAAGTGATGTAGTGTATGATCCCCACAGATCCCAACGCACTTTACCTCCACAGGAGTTTCCTTGCAGTAGTACGGACAGTTTACATAAGAATCCTGCTTAAACCTCGTACCCGGCATCTCAACTCCTTAAGGTCTACCAAACCACTTTCTTGCCCTTCGCACTCTCTTTGATATCTCCCTTACCCTTGAGTCCATAAGAAAGATCCACTCATTAACAAGGTTGCCCTCATCTACTGCAGGTTTGAAGTACCCCTGCCCATCCTGCAGATTGATGATAAGCTCTCTGCTGTCTGCTATGGCTTGCCTTATACTTCTCTTATCAAGGTCTGTCTGCCATGCAAGATCTTCCAGTGTGACAGCATGGTCGTGTCCGTATGGTATAAGATCCACAATATCTATAGCCTTCATACACCCCTCCTCTTTTAGTTAAAAGGTAATTCCTCCTGTATATCATCTGGTATGTTCATAAACCCATCACTATCTGTGGCAGCAGGTGGAATATCGGCAGCAGGTGCGCTTCCTTCTCTCTTCTCGCAAAACTCCTGCCTCTCTGCTACTACATCCGTGGTATATACCTTTTTGCCTTCCTTGTTATCGTAGCTTCCTGTCTGTATTCTGCCCTCTATGAGTATCTTCATTCCCTTGCGCAGATACTTCTCGGCAAACTCACCATTCTTGCCAAACGCCACGCAGGATATAAAGTCTGCTCCCGGATCCTGATTGTTTTTTGTTTTCATCCTGTCTACTGCCAGACTGTACCTTGCAATGGCTATCGGCTCTGCTGCCTGTGAGTACTTCACATCAGGATCCTTTGTGAGTCTCCCCATCAATATAACTTTGTTCATGCCTGTGCCTCCTCAAGATCTATTCCCTCGATCTGAGCTCTGACCTCAAGAGCATGAAGGTAAGCACCCATGCAGCGCTTCTGCTCAAGAAGTAATCTCAGAGGGCAGGAAGGCTCAAAGTCGAGCTTACCTGCTTCATACTTGATAGTCATTTTGTGAAGCTTGTTGTAGCGGATCTTGGTCTGGTAGTACTCAGCCTTAAACCTCTCCTTGTAGTCCTCACTCTCCATCATTGCTACTGTGTCTTTCAGTTCCATGTTTCATTTCCTCCTTGTCTTTTTCTATGGCTTCACTTTCTGCCTGCCTTTGCAGGGCATCATAATAACCTTTTCTATATGCCTTTTCTAATGCACTTGCGTTTTGTATAGCTGTTACCCATTTTTTCGTCACATCTTCGCCATACAATGTATAGTTAATAGCATGAAGATACGCTGTTGCTATTACCATAGGTGGCATCTTTGATAATTCATCTATCAACTGTTTGCTTTGATATTCCTGTATCTGTTTTTCTTTGCTCATATTTCTTTGCCTTCTACCTCCAAAATCACCCCATTCCCAAGCTCTTTGGCAACTTCCTCGGCTCTTTCCCAAGTCGCATACATTCCGTAGTACCAAAGCTCAGAATCTACCAACCTTGCCACCATGACTTTATCCTCATTCTCGATAATGCTCACAGGGCAATTCTTAACGAATGTGCGTACTGCCAAAAATGCTTTAGCCATCTTTTAATACCTCCCCAATCTTCCGCATTGCTTGATTGTATGAAAAATCATTAACCTCATTCCACTTTTGATATATCTGTTCAATCTTCTGGTACTTGCGCATGATATTTTTCATTTCCACAAAGGAATCTTGTGTAATCAAAACAGTGTTTGTTTCTTTGAGGTATTTATCAATTGTCATTCCCATCTTCTACCTCGCATTTATTCTGCAGCTAAAACCTCTAAACCTTATCCCCTCCCAATGTTGGTCGCTATGTATGCAATCAGGACAATAATAGTTATTAGGGCACTTTGGGCGCTTTAAGTATGCTATCAATCTTTTAATCATTCCCACTGTCTACCTCCTTATGAAGTCCTCCAACATTGATCCATGTTGCGCACTCTATAATGTTTTGCACTATGCGTCTCATGTATAACCGGATATGGTTTTTTAGGTAGTGCATCTTCGTATAGCTTTTTAAAGCGTTTGGCTTTCTGCCTTAGGTTCATTTATCCCTCACTTTCTAAGAAGGCTTGCACTTCTTCTGCTCTATGCTTCTCGATTCTCTGCTCAACCTTGTTTATATAAGCCTTTTCAATGTAACATCCCCATATCTGGTTATTCCTCTCGTATTGGAATTGACTATCCCATCCATCGCCGAATAGTGCACACGCTTCACCGCTACCACTTTCGTTATTCCAACTTGAATATAAAGGGCAAATATTACACTGCATTATGCGTCCTCCGTTTCTGCCTTGTATCGGATTGTGTATCTAATGTCCTGATTTACTAATTTGTAAAAATCAATATCGCATTCTTTTTCAATTTCATAATATTGTTTATCTGTAAGCCGTCCTGTATGGATAACAGCTTTAGGATATATTCTTCTTGCGTGTTCAATAATGTTTTTACTAAGACTCATATCTGCTCTCCCACTCTTGGCAATAACTGGTCTTTCCTGTGTTCTGGTACTCGGTCTGCCTTGTGCCATCCCAATTTGTATGCAGGAAATTACACTGCCCTTTTACGCCCCATCCTGCAGGCGGCTGCTCATCCTTTGGTAACAGCTCCCAGTGTTTACAGGTCTCGCACCGCTCATCATCCATCCACGCAGGAGCCTCATAGGTCGAGCCGTCGCGGTCATGAGTGCGCCTCTTCTGATAGTCCGCTATAGTAAGCTGCTCAACCATTGCTACGCTCCTTCTCAAGGCACTTGCTGCAGTAATACCTTGTCTGCCCTCTGTTTGTTACCATCTGAAAATCTACTCCCGGTATGCCCATTGCGAGGTTGTCGCATATATAGCACCTGTGCGGAGTCTCAATTTTCTTTGCCTTTTGCATGATCTGCCCTCCTACAATCTGTTGAGCGGACACCTGCGGCAGATATCGTCGAGCTCATCTGCGCTCTTTGCCTTCAATGGGTACTTGCAGTACTCGTCGCATATCTCCGTCTTGATCTTCTCTACCTGCTCTGCCACTGTCATATCCGCTATGTTCTTACGCCTCCTGTTTTGCATTGTGCAGCCTCCTTAACATGGCATGGGCATTGTCTGGTATAGCCTCTGCCCTCTTTCCGAGAGTCAGCTTGGCGATCCTCGCAAGCTTGTCATTCATAGCTATACAGTCGTCAATACTCTTGCCCTCCTTGATGTTCTGCACATATGCGCAGGCTATTACTTCCTCAAGCCTCTTAAGCTTCCGCCTTGTTAATATCCTCATAGTCAACCCCTTACAAATACGATTTTCTAAACTCCTTCATGAAGCGCTCTCTCGCTTCCTCTGGTGTGGATCCTGCTTTTATCCACTTCTGCTCAATGACCTGCTGCCCTGTCTCATGCAGATACTTCTGCAGCTTAGCCCCATTCTTGCCGTGAGCCCCATTAGTTCCGTGGTGATGGGCATTGCACAGGTGCACCTTAAGTCCGTACTTCTCAGATACCTGCCTGTCAGATCCGCCAAATATGTGATGCTCCTCTAACCTGTCACAGGATCCGCAGATAAAGCACCAGTTCTCTTTATCTCCCGGTATAATGCTCCTCATCCCTCAATCGCCTCCTGCCTTGTGGCTCCGATCCTAAGGTGTGGTGGCAAGGCAAAGTCTGTTTTCTTTCTGTCAACTACTGTGCGGTATGCCCTGAGGAAGTGTGACTGCTCTACACTGTTCACAGTCTCAATATCCATCTGTGACATTTCCTTGAGGTTGGCAGGAGATCCTACTGCATCCTGTACCTCTGCAGGGAGCTTGTTGAACTCAGCCTCAGAGTTATAACCACTGTTGCAGATTGCCTTGTATACAAGCGCCCATGCTGCCATTGGCTCCATGAAGTTAGACTCCTTTTCACCTATCAGTGTTGTGATCTGTCCTATAGCCGGAGCAAAACCGCTCTTGTCGCTCAGGATATATCTCTGCAAAGCTTCACTCACTGCCTTGTAGTCATAGCTTTTAAGCATTGCTGCCCACACATCCACAGTCTCTTTAAGATCTGCAGGGTGATAGTTCGGATAGGCAGCAGATATACTGCGAATAATTATTTTTGTCTCATCTCTTGTCATACCCTATCCCAGTCCACCTTCCCTCCGGGATCTGCCCTTGCACTTCTCTGTAGCTTCTCCCAGATAATGCCTTTCCACTCATTGCTCATGCACAGGTCTATAAGATCGCACACTGCATCTGCACCTGCTTCTCTCTCATGCTTGCCTATCTGCGTTATCAAGGACTTAAAGCCCATATCTTTGTACGGCTCATTCCTCTGGTGCTTGTACTCTATCCAGTCTCTTACCTTGTCCTGTACTTGGCAGCCAAGCTCAGACTGTAATACAATGTCCTGCATTTGTTCCACGGAGAGCGTGGGTGCGGCTTTTTCTTTTTTACTTTTCTTTTTTGTCTCCGTAGGAGACTTAGTATCAGTTACAGTATCAGTAACAGTATCACTACAGTTTTCTGACAGATTACTGTCTGATTTCTGACAGATTACTGACAGATTGCTGTCTGATTTCTGTCTGTTATCTGTTCTAATAGCCTTCATGCGATCTACTTTCTCTTGATACTTGTTGTTGTCCTCATCAAGTTTTTTCCTTACCATTGAGAACACTGCATTAAGGATTGGGTTATCGCACTCAGGATCCTCACCCCTAAATGCATAGGCTATTATCATGTGAAGCAATTCTCCTGCTGCCTCTGCAGGGAGATCCTCTGCCAGATCTGCCCATGCGCTATAAAAAACAATGCTCTTTTTACCTTCCATTATCTCCAACTCCCATACATATCCATCCAGTCTGTCAGTCTCATTGTTACAAGCCACTCTCCTCTATTCCGCCTATGAAATACTACAGGGAGTCCGTCCTGCCTCTTCTCAGCCTCAAGTATTGCCTGCGCCATAGCCTTGTGAATATTAAGAGCCTCTACCCTCTTGACCTCAGGGTGAATACCTTCAAGACCTATAAGATCGCTCTGGTGGTTAAAGCACTGTCCTCTTTTGACTTCATACCCCCACTGATCTCTTATGAGGTTTGCAAGTTCTCTTTCTCCATCAGCCCCTTTTCTCCTTGAGCTTCTGCCTCTTGCTCTTGCATCCTTCATACCTCTACTCCTTCCTTGAACTTAACGCCCCATCTTTCCTGCATCTGTGCTATCTCTTCCGGCGTTGCGGTCTCTATGCCATGATCCTTACATTCCATCACAGTACCCTGTATGAGCCTTGCCATTTCCTCAGTGTTATAAGTGTGTGATCCTCTGTATGCCCGGTACCAGTAAGCCCCATCCTCTCCGATCTTGATAAGCTCCATGTGTACCTCTTCACGTTCCTTCATAAACTCAGGCGTGGCATTGGTCTTATATATGAATGCCTGCCCATCATCCATGTACCAGATCTGCCCATATGTGGTGATGAGTTCGTTTTTCATGTATGCCATAGATACGTTATTGACCTGCCTTAGCTTGTCGCACAGCACATGGAAGTATGCATTACTGTCAAGGCTTCTCTTTTTCCTGTGGACTACAAGCTTTATATCAAGAGCCTTGTCTAAAAGTTTTTCTATCAGTGAAGGCTCTTGATCTAGCTCTAAGGTAAGAAGAGTCTTACGACTATAGAAATCTATTTTTATATCTGATATCCTGCCGCTAAGATCCATCCTCTTCTCCTACGTAAACCTTATAAAACAGTGTTTTCTTGCCGTGCTTGGCGTGGCTGATCTGTGAAGAGATACAATTTGCAGTAGTGTTGCACGCCTCTGCAAGCTCCTGCCTAGTATCTCTTACGCATACAGGGAGCTCGTACTCATCATTAGTGACTTTCATGTAAACGTAATCACTTGTTGCCATACTTGTTCCAGACAACCATAAGCTGAGCAGTGGAAGCTTTCTCTATAGCGTCAACCTT